TTCTATAATAAACAGACTCCTTGATTATATCCTGTAAGTAAGCTGCAAGAAATATTCGTTTGGATATCTTATTATTCTTTATATTATCTATTTGCCCATTTGTCATTAACTAACTCGCTATCATTAATGTATGTATGCAAATTGCTAGCTACATTGTCTGCAATATGAACAATATAATCCATATATGTAATTGGATAAGTCTCCGGAATTGGAGACCACGGACCAAGATGGCATCTGACCAATCTTAATATTGTTTGCATTGCATCTTCGCTGATAAAAAGCGATGTAGAAAACGTATCTTTGCCATACTCCTTGTCATAATGCTGACATTCTACCACAAACTTATTAACCGTATATGGATGCATTGGATCATAACTAAATGATTCAGAGTCATCTGAAATAATTCCCTTGGTGACATCATGCAATAAGCATGCAGCAATAACAATATCTTTTTCCTCTTGTGACAAAGAATATGAATCACAGATTGTCCATGCTACTCTTGCAACTCTTTTAGTATGAAGAACATTCCCACCTTCATTGTGCTCATCTTGTGGATGATACTTTCCGGAAAAACTAGATGGAATAATCCAGAATGTTCCATTCTTAAGTAAGATTGATCTAACAAAAGATTTAATTGCTTCGTCCTCTATTAGATCAATCTCGGGCAAAAGAGGACTAAGTACTTCATTTTCATTCTTTGCAATATCATCTTTATTATCAGCAATAATATCATCTAGTAAACTTTTTTTATTAGCCATTTTATTCCTTAGTTTTTAGGAAATTTCCATTTAGAACACGGTTCATCAAACTGACATTTTTTACAATAGGCAGTAAGCCCTCTTCGTGGAATGAATACATCTTTATTATAAATTGATTCACACCAAAATTCTAGAGAGTCAATATCTTCTGTGGTTATTTCATATTCTACAAATTGTAAATTATTAGATAATAGATCAACATATCCAAATTTAGTTTCAGCTAAACGACCTGGATGCCTAAGTTTAAATCCAGAAAACATAACAGAAAAATCTACCTGATACATGTAGCTAAAATTTGTTTTATAGTTAAATAGAAATTTAACTACATAATTTTTATTATCTTTTCTATAAATTAAATCAAACTTATCTTCAATCTTAATTGTCTTATTAACTACACAAACATACTCCTCACTAATAGCAAGAGGTATGAGATCAACATCTGAATATTTTTCATGAAAGCTTAGAAGAATACTTGCTGCCTTCGTTGTAAGACTTGAAAGATTGCCATATGCACTTTCGTGCTGCTCGGTCATTATATCGTAATGATTAGTATTTTTGGGAAACCAAAGTTTCTCCCATCTATTCAATAACGATGAATATGACGGAGTAATACCAGCCTGTTTTTTATACCAAAAGAAATAAAGAATATTTTTAATAGTCGATTCAAATTTTAAAGTATAAATATCTCTTGAGTATATCTTTTCTGGAATCTTTTCATTGTATCGAAAATCATACAATCTTTCACATGTTTGAAAATCTTTAATAGCATTTACTGTTAACTCTAACATTAGTCAAATCCTTCACCATTCAATAATCCAGTTAATTCAGACGACTCTGTATACGAGTAGTCGTTTACTGCTTCGTATTCTTCATAGATTTTTTTAGAATCTACATACCTAACCAAAGGTGGATCATAAGCAAAAGTGGAACCTGTGATTCTGTTCTTTGGAATTTGCAGTTGCATAATATTTTCATCTTCTGTCTCATCGTGAGATGCTAATCTTTTCTCTGTAATAAAAATAGTTACTGCACACTTTTGTTGAATAGCAAGTGATCCACCAGTATCAGACTGCTGTACAATTTCACGCTTTTCTTTCATTCTATTAGAGTTCTCTTGCGCAGTAATAACAAGAACACAATTCATATCTCTTGCAAGCTTTTCTAGCTTGACCATCATCTCTTCAAACTCTCCCCATCTAGCTTTACCTTTGCCACCACGGGTAAACATAGACTGAATCGTGTCAATGATAACAATATCGGGAATCTTTTCACCATGACCGATAAGATCACGCAACCAGAATTCTAGATCTTCAAAGTATGGAGTCTCTGGATCATGACGAACCATCAATCTGTCACCCCATTCTTCTAGTTTATCTTTAAACGTCTTGAGATAGAATTCTTTTTCTCCTTTGGACCATTTATCAGACTCAGAATATACGTTCTTTCCAATTATTTGAGTCATCAATACTCGTTCCCAATGGCCAAGAGCTTCTTCGAAATTAACGAATAAAACCTTGTATCCATTGTCTAACCAATTATTAGCTAAACACTTCGCGAATGTACTTTTGCCCTTGCCAGATGGCGCTATAATGGCGTGTACGGCACCACGAAAGAACCCACCCTCATCTGTGTACCCCATTGCACGGTTCAACGCCTTAAACTGTGTAGGAACAAAATCGGGAATATCCAAAAGACTGGCAGCACGTCCGATGATATCGGCACCAGTTGTTATCTTGCTAAACGGATCATACTTGATTTGATTTTCAAGATCTTTTATCTCAGATGTTAAAACATTAATACGATCAATATCACTATCTGACTTAAGACCTTTCTTGTTAATTAAGATCTGGAGTTCTTGCAGATAGTTAATCTGTTTGCGTTTATTGGCTTTATGTTTAACGAGTTCGGATACCGATTCTTTGTTGGAATACTCAACCTTTACAATAAGATCAAGCATAATAGATATCCCAGCAGAACCGCCAAGTGCATCGTAAATATCTGTCTCAGACGAAAGCCATGACTTAAGTGCAATAGGATCGACAATATCAAGTCCAGTAGATCTATAGAATGACAATAAGGCACCATAGAATTCATGAATGCCTTTTTCACCATGTATTATTCCAACAATGTCTTGAGAAAGATTATCATTGAAGTATTCAATAGCACCTTTTTCATTAAGCGCTAAAGCAAAGATCTGATATTCTAACGGAACCTCTTGTGCTTCATGAGCATCATTGAGAATCATCAACTTTACTATCCTTCATCTTTCTGTATAGGTTCTTCCTATATTCTGCATTCTTCTTCTTCATGTCTTGATAATAGGAAGAAGAAGTAATACCCTTTTTGTTGGAAGACTTTGAAATGTAGTCACTGCTGCGAATAGTTTCAAGTATTCTATCGCATACATTCTTCTCTGTAAGAGAATCATTATACCGGAAAACCACCAGTGCAATACCGTTCTGTCTACAATATTCTTCTTTTTTGATATCTCTTTTTTGGGCTTCTTCAAAATCATACTTAGATGCAAAGAATCTACTTGTATAGTAGAAATGCTGACGCCCATGAAACTCAATTGCAATCTTATAGGATGGGCAATAAATGTCTAGTTTCATTTTTTCGCCAATATGATATTCATTGACTATCTCTTCACCGGGAATAAACTTTTTTAAAAGAAGCGTTAAAGCCGTTTGACCTCTAGACATTTTACGCCTAGAGGTCTTAAGCCAGTTGAGTCCTAATGAATTGATTTTTTTATTGACTTTGTTGATATCAACTTCAAGCTCTTTAGCAATATCTGCAATTGAAAGATTTGTATCAAAAAGAAGATCAACTAGAAACTCAATATCATCATCTTCAATTCTTTTGCTACTCTTCATGTAGACTCAGGTTGAAGTTTTAAATAGATTGATAGTCTTTCCTAGATCTAATATTGACATATTCATATTCTCCCAGATCTTAGGCATCAGCGCAAGCCCCATGACTCCGCAATCCATTATCACCATGTCAATTCCACCGTCGAATTCGCTTAACTGCGCATAAACGCTATCTAGCTTATCGTACTGATTCCCATATGGAACATTAATTACATGAGTATTGTATCCAATATGCTTTTGAACCAGCTTCTTATCATGAAATGAAATAGTCACTGTCTTTGAATTCTTAACAAAGAAATCCAACATAGTATTGTACACATCACGATTATTCAAGTAGTAATATTCAAACACATTTGAGTAGTAGTATTCAACGTTTCTATTGAGACCAATTTTATAATGCTTACCTGCTTCGATATCTGACATTAGAGTATGAGATGTTGCTTTCATAACTTTTTTATCATTCATCTTAAAAGAAGCAAGAATATTTTTAGCAAAGAAATTTGGAAAAGCATTGTCGCTATTTCTACTAAGTCCAACAATTGATGACTTAGGTATGTTGATATAGCTGAACTTATCTTTGCTTTGCATTGCTTTTGTAAGATTAATTACAGATTGTGTTACATTTAAAAAAGACACTTTAACCTCCTACACTAGGGCAAAGTTGCCCCCAGTCAATAAGGACCGGATTTTCGTCTATAATTGAATTGATATGATCTAAATTATGAAATGCACCACCATCTAAATGGGAATATCTTTCAAATTTTGCCTGCTTATCTTCGTCTCTTATGTATCCAAGATGTTGCATAACAAGATTTGAGTGTAGCCAAAAGTTTCTTTGATGCATCCAATCTACAACATATGTTGGCTCAGAACCGCATGCAAGTTTCCTATTAGCAAAACCACCATTCGGCATGTAACGGAAAATTCTTGAACTGTTATTGGGCGTCCAAAGCTTATCTACACGATATTGTGTTTCATTCCACATATGATAAAAGCGAACGTTAACCACATCATACGGAGAGTTATTTAATGTACTTCTAATATCCAGATC